TTGTGGAAGGTTTCCGGACCCTTGCATCCCAACTTGTACAGGCAGTACCCCAGCCGATGCCCCTGGTCACCGAAGCGCTCCGCATACTGGCCGGCATCGAAATGCCCCCGGCGTTCGCAGTTGTCGTGGATGCGCTTGCCGTAGGCAAAGAGGGGGCGGTCCAGGCGATCCACCGCTGGCAGGGTACCGAAAGTGAGAAAATGCACGATCGTCGCGGTGAGATTTTCGGTGTTGGGGGGACAACCCGGCAGGCGGAGATAGTTCTTGATCTCGGGGACCGCCTCTTTCAGTGGGGTGGCGCCGGTCGGATTGGGAGCCGCATGCTGCACGCCGCCATAGGAGGAGCAGGTCCCGACGGAAATGACAGCCGCGGCCTGGGTGCAGACCTGACGGGCGATATCCAAAGCCGAGCGACCGCCGATGGTGCAGAATCCGTCCCCGCCGAGGGGAATTTCGCCATCCACCAGAACCAGGTACTGCCCCTTGTATTTCTCGACCGCCTGGTTGCGGGCTTCCTCGGCCTGATGCCCGGCCGCCGCCATAATGGTGTCATGGCTTTCCACCACGATGGTGTCCAGCAGAAGGTCGGTGATCGGCGGCTGATAGGAGCGCAGCAAGGCCTCCGTACATCCCGCGCAGGCCTGGAATTCCAGCCAGATGACCGGTAGACGTTTATCCTCCAGCGCCCGGGCTATTTTGGGCAGGAAGGTCATCGGCAGGGCCAGGGTGGCGGTCATGGCCGTGCAGAACTTGATGAAATCCCGCCGGCTGATCCCGCGCGACTCCCACTTTTCCAGGACTTCTTCCGGAACGACTTCGGGCGTCTCTTCCATGAATTCACTCCTCTGGGCCCCGAAGGAACGGGGAGTCATACGAGCATTGAGCCCTCCTTTTTCTGTGCTTTGCTGCCCAGTATAAAACGCGTTTGAAAAACAACAAGCCGGCCCCGGAGATTAGGAGCGAACCGCCCTTCCCTCCTCTTCAACTCTGGAGGGGCAAAAGCCTCTTGCTTTTCGATTTATTTCATGGTATTCGTTGCGCCCTGTTGTTCGGGAGGACCAGTGTCGGGGCGTAGCGCAGCCTGGTAGCGCACCTGCTTCGGGAGCAGGGGGCCGGAGGTTCAAATCCTCTCGCCCCGACCAAAAATCAAGGGGTTAGCCGATTGGCTAGCCCCTTTTTTTTGTGAAAATGTCAGACAATGTCAGACATCGAGCGGGTGAATGGGATGCGGGACGGCCTACATAGCGCCGATGGGCGTGATGGCTTGATTGCTTTCGATGCCGAGCAGAGTGGTCAGGGTGCCGCTGGTCAGGGTGGCATGGATGGTTCCGGGCCAGTCCTGCCCCAGATAATTGTAGCCGTTTAAAGCGACCGGGATGCTGGTGAGGATCAGGGTTTTGTCGGCGGGATAAAAGGCCGCAGTGCCAGCGACGTTGATCGCACCGACGCTGGCTCTTTCGTAGTCCTGTGGGCCGAACTCGGTGATGGTTACCGTCGAGATTGGCGTCATTTCCGACAATTCGAGCACATCGAAAAGATAAGTACTTTCGACTGGCGTCGGCACCGGGGCGGTGACGACGCTGCTGCCGGTCAGATTTTCCGTATAATCAAGGCCGCCGATGTAAAAAGAAGCATCCTGCCCGGTCGTGACGGTTCCTGTCGCCGCTGGGTCGCCGTTCTCTTCATAAAAATCGACTGAGCTGGTATCGATGCTCGACTCCGTTATATCCGCCGGAAACACGCCGCTGCGCAAATCCAGGAAGGAGAGCGCGAAACGGCGAGTGACGGCCGCTCCCGAGCTGGTTAAAACCAAAGCTGCAAGGGATGCCGTTGTGCTTAGGCTGCTGGCGACAGACATCACGGTGATGCCGGAGATAACAAGGTTGACGGTGGCGGCCATTTCGACGTTCTGCGTACCCGAAACGTCGTAAATAAACCCGCCGCTGAGAACACCGAGCCCATTGAGTGTTACCGACTGCAACGAGTCATAGGTGATGCTTCCCACTATTTCCACATCTCCGGAATAATCGAAAAACTGCATGGTCTTCAGCCATTCATCGGTTATTGTTTCATTTATCTCGTAATCTATCGGCTGCGGCCCGGCGGCGGCAAAAGTGCGGTCTATTGCCTCGCGGTGATAACGCGTACCGGCCGCGCCCAGGTCGGTGACGGTGGCCGTCTCATTTATCCAATCGATGACCATTTTTATTTTATGGTATTCGGTGAGCCAGCCGTAGGTGGTGCCGTGATAGGCATAGACCATCCGCACGGCCAGGCCTTCTGTTCCAGATGCATTAAAAAACCACGGCGACTGATTTGCTCCGAGGGCAAACGGGGACGGCTGGTAATAGCTGCTGGTTGCGATATCGCGCTGGTTGACGGCGCCTGACGTGGTCACGTCAAAGACTGAAACCGTTTCGTTTCCGGGCGCAGCAGTGCCGGAGACGACAACCATCCTGGTGCTGCCATCCTCAGTGTGCAGTGCCGCGCCGGCAATGCGGGTTCCGCCAATCGTCGCCAGCGTTTTCCCGTGGCGGTAGATCGTGCCATTGAACAGCGCTGTGACGGTCGCATACAGCGGCAAAGTGCCGGCACTAATAACGTCGGCGAGCGTGGTTTCTTCCGGCAGCGGTGCAAGCACGCGGACGATGCGCGTCGGCGGTGTCGAATAGCCGTACCCCGCGACTTGGGCGTACACCAGGCCCGGAATGATGGCGGTTATGTCACCCGGATCGGCATAATTGCCAGTATCGAAGTGCCGGGTCGGCACGCCCCACCAGCTCAGCACCGAATCGCCGGTGCCGCGCCAATCGATATTGCCGAAAAGCAGCTCGCGGGTTGCCGCTTGCCAGATGCCAGAAACTCTTTTTATGTTTGTCGTCGTGCCGTCCGGAAGGGTACAAGCCAAACCATGCGCGGCGCACGACTTTGGCGCCGATTCGAAGCCGATAACCACCGGGTTTGTCCACAGCCGGTTGTCGAATTGGATGATCACCCGATCGCCGACGGTGAAGGCGGCGCCGTGGCAATCCATGTAGAGGATGCTGGCGGTGACGCTGGCGGTCTGGTTGACGTTGATATTTTGCGCGCTGGAGAGGGCGGCATCGAGCAGCACGGTGCAGCTATTGCCGTCAATGGCGGTGATGGCACCGAGTCGATACTGCGGCGCCCATTTATGCACACCGGGAAGGATGGCGCGGGCGTGAAGTGCTTCGGCGGCACCGAGGGCGATCGGCGGTTTGAGGATGCCGTCGCGGGCGGCGTCGTAAACCGCCGCGCCCTCGTAGCCTGGGCGGATGGTGACCGCCGGGCCGCTGCTGACGCGCTCGCCGGGTACTTCGACGGTGCCAACGCTGCCGGTCAGATCTTCAGTCAGGTCGGCGCACCAGGCCGATACGGTCGGATCTTCGGAGAGCAGGTTGGCGGCGATGTACTCGAACCTTTTTTGCAGCGCTGTTTTGCGCAGGGTGAGGATGTTCTTTTGTGCCCGGTCGCTGCCCATGGCCGCCAGGGCTTCGATCGCCTCGCGGCTGGCGGTCTTGATCGTGGCTGGATCGCCGCCGGCGATGGCCGCCGACAGCACCTGCTGGGCGTAATCGTACTGGAAAACGCTATTGTCGTAGCTGGCGCCGGCGGCCGGCATGAGGGTGTCGTCGATCTCGGCGAGCAGACGCATCAGCTCGGTGCGCTCGGCCTCGATGCGCGTGCGGTTGTAGCCGAGGCGCACCTGGTACAAACCATCGGCGCCGCCGCTGATGATCGTCCCCTTGCCCATTACGCCGCCGCCTCTTGCACTTCCATGAACGCCTGGCTGGTGCCGACGTAATAATTGATGCTGCCGACGGTGAAGGAGGTCGCGCCGTCGATGGCGGTATCGCCCGGGTCCAAAAACAGATCGACGCTGCAGCGCACCCGGCGCCGGCCCTGCGAGATGTTGCGATATTGAATGCCGGAGAGGGTGCGGGGTTTCGCGGCGCCGGCGGTCACGGCCTGATATCCGGTCAGGCTGGCGGTGGCCGAGCGCTCTCCCTCGTCGGTGCGGATCTCGGACAGGGTGACGGCGGCGATGATCTCCGATTGCTCGATGCCCTGATAGCGATAGCCCTTGCGGATCTGCAGCGTGCCGGCCGCGCGGGCGGCGATTTCGTCGGCGTATTCGTTGGCGTTCGGCACCTGGCATGAAAGATACGAGGGCGTGTCGAGGTTCATCGTCGCCTGGAAACTGGCCAGCGGCAGCAGGATCGGGCCGGCGCCGCCGGTCAGGGTGAGGGTGTAGAAAGCCTGCAGCAGTTCGGGGCGCCGCGCCGCCAACCAGTCGTGATAACCGGTGGCGGCGGCGACATCCGCGCCTTCGGTAAACGCGGCCGAGCCGAACTGTTCGACAAAATAGCCGGCGGCTGCTGCCACGTCGGAGGCCTCGGTGAGTGCTGCGCTGCCGGCTACCAGGGCATAGCCGGCGGCGGCAACCGCATCGGCGGCCTCAAGGATGGCGGCGGTGCCGGTCATCAGCGGATAATGCGTGCCGGCGGCTGCGGCGGTGTCGGCGGCCTCAAGGATGGCGGCGGTGCCGGTGGGCGGGTTCCCCTCGGCATAGAGGGCGGCGATGTCGTCGGCGGCCAGAACGCGCTCGTAGAGCCGGAAAATATCGACCTTGCCGCTGAGGCTGTTGGTTGCATCCGGTCCGCTGACCCAGCGCTGGTAGGTGGTGCCGATGGTTAGCGGCGCGCTCGTCGTCACCGGAAACGACATGGTCGGCGTGACTTCGTACACCTTGACGTTGTCGATCCAGAGCTGGATCAGGCTTTGATTGACAACGATGACGCAGTGGAAGAACGTGCCGGTGATCCCGGCGGCGGTATAGCTGCCCTTGATGGCGGCGCTGTTATCCCGAAACTGAAAAACAATCTGGTCGGTCGTCGACTTGTGCAGGTCGATAAAGGGCAGGTGCGAGTTGTTGTCGTCCTGCGCAAAGAGGATGTACTTGTTGGTTGCCGTGGACTGCATCAGAACCCACAGGCTGATGGTGCAGGGGCCCTTGAGTGCTTTCATTGCCAGGGCATCCGCCAGGACGACGTAATCGCCCGAACCGTCGAAACTGAGCGCCTGCCCGATCTTGCCGGCCGCCTGCACCGCCCCGGTGATCGTGCCGTTATACGCAGCGGTTTCGTCAACGAGGGTCGCCCCGCTGACGTTGTCCATCGTGTAATGCGCGATCAGGTTGCTGATGATGTCCGACATGGCTTGGCCCTGGCTGTTTTACGCGTTGCCGGCGGTGATGGTAAACGAGGTGATGCTGATCGGGCCACCGGCGACAATGCTGACCGTGTTCAGGATGATGTCGGCCGCCGAGGTGCCGACGGTGAAATCGGCGCAGAAAGCCCCGGTGCTGTCGAGGGCGCGCGCCCAGACGGCGGTGCCGGTGGCATCGGCGGCGGCGTCCTGGGTGATCGCGGCGAAGGTCAGCACGCCGGTCGCCACCGTGCCGCAGGGGTCGGATAAGGTCAGGGTACCGAGCAGCGTCTCGGTCGTAATCGCCGCCCCGGTCGCCGGTTTTGGCCCGGTGTAGAATTTCAGCGTGCCGGCACCGGCACCGCCGTCGATGGCGTCGACAAGCAGTTGCAGGCGGGCGTTGCGCATGGCGACAGGCAGGTTCATGGAAGATCTCCTTTACGTGGTCAGTTTTTCTTTTACCAGCAGACGCATTTCGAGTGTCTGCCCGTCGTCGGTCAGCGCTTCGGGCGCGGCGAGAAAGAGGCCGGCAGAGGTGGCGATGAGGAGCAGCGAATAGGTTTCGAGAAGGTAGGCGGCCGATTCGGACTCGTCCGCCGTCGGGTTTTCGTGGACGAGGCCGATGGTGCGGTCGGCATCGGCAAAACCGTTGTCGGTGATCTCGCAGCCGCCGTCGAGGGTGGCGACGCGGCTGACGCGGCGGCTGCGGTCGGCGAGCTTGCTGCCGGTGGCGGCGAGCGGCAGGGTGCCGTCGAGATCGAAGGTCGGGGCGGAGAGGATGATCATCGGTTAAACTCCGTCATAGCCGAGCAGGAGGTCGCCGCCTTCGCCAGAGACGCGGATCTGGATGGCGTGCAGGATCTCGAACATGAACGCTTCAAGGTGCGGCTGCAGGCCGGCGCCGTCGATCTTGATCAGGGCATCGCCGCGGCGCATGGCTTCGAGTTTGAGTTTGACCAGGTCGGTCTGCACTTTGTTGTAGTCGATTGTCGATTGTATAAGCCCGGCCTGCATATCCTGCTCGCGTTTTAGCGCCTCTTGAATAAACTTGCTGCCGACACTGACGCCGTCCATCTTGGACAAGGCATTGGCCAGACCGACGATGGTTTGCCCGGTGCTTTCGACACTCTTGCTGGTCGATTCGAAGGCGGCTTGAATGCGCTTGGTGTCGGCTTCGACCTGCGCGGTCTTAAAATCGATCACCATCTCGATCTTCTTGATGCGCTCGTTGCTGGCGATCTTTTCAAATTCGAGCGCCAGTTTTGCCGCCTCTTGCCGCTGTTTGTCGATGGCGGCGGCGGCTTTTTCTCTTTCTGCGGTCAGTTTTTTTTCTTCGTCTGCAACCTTTTTCTCTTCAACGGCTACTTTAAAAAGTTCGCTGCCAAAATTCGCGGTTTCCTCACCAAGCTTTTGGGTTTCCTCGGCGGACAGTGCCGCTGCTGCCGTGACCTCACCGATGGCCGTTGCGTTCTTTTTCGCGGCAAGAGCGGTGTTTTCGATATTGCCGGACAACACATTCCAGCCGTTAGCGAGATCCTTGTCGGAGGCCGCCTTCATTTCGAAAGCAGCCTTTTTTGCAGCGGCAGCCGAAGCGTGGAGCGTCGCCGCCAGCTCGTCAGCACCTACCAGCCCGGACAATTCGGCAAACGTTTCGATCAGCATAAAAAACGCGGCATTTGCTCCCGCCGCGACCGCCTCGAAACCGCCGACAACCAGCCCGAGCACGCCGAGCAGACCGACCTTGATCCCCTCGGCCAGATCGCCGAGCTTGGCCTGCAACTGCTGCACTCTGAGCGCTGTGCCGCCGGTGGCATTGCCGGTGTTTTCGATAATGGTCTGCCCGGCCGCCATGACCGCATTGAAAAACGCTTGCTTTTTCTCCGCGTCGGTCAGGTCTTTGGCCAGCTTGCCGACCGATGTGGCGTATTGTTCGTTTGCCTTCTCGATATCGACAATAATGCCGAGGTTGTCGAGAATCAGTTTCGACTGCCGCGCCGTACCGGTGACGATATCGTCGAACGACTTGGTCACCGTGTCGCCGGTGGCCTTGCTGGCGGCGACGGCGATTTTTAGCAGATTTTCCAGTTCTTTGGCGGGGATGCCAAGGAGCATCGCTTTCGATGCCGAGTTGATGATGTCTTTGGTGCTCAGCGCCCCCTCGGACACCCGCTTCAGACTGCCGACAAGCGAGTCGGCAGTCGTGCCATAGGTTGCAGAGAGGTTTTCGAAGGCGGTTCGCTGCTGAAGGATCTGCGCGCCTTCGAGCGCCGCCCCCCAGGCTTGCCCGATAACGACAACGGCGGCGGCGATGGCCGCGGTGGCAGCGAGATAATTCTGCTTGAACTTCTCAATCAGCCCGATGCGCTTGCCGGTGTTGGCTTCATCGTCATCGGCGATTTTCTTACCGACCCCCTCGGCTGTGCCAGACAACGATTTTAAAACAGCACTGGCCTGGTCGTCGGCTGTGAGCAGGAGCTGAACAGTTTTATCGCTCATGTCTGCGCCTTCTTCTGCTTATAGTAGAGTTCCCACAAATCGACTTCGACGTCTGAAAGGTAGGGTGGCAGCAAGTCCGGAAGCAGGGCAAAAAGCGGCTGCTTCCACATGTGGGCCAGGCTGAGGGCGTTCTGCACCCGAGGCAACGACCACAGCCACGCTACTTTCCCGGCTGGTGCCCTACCCCGGTCAACTCCATGACTTTATTGCTCAGGCGGAAGGCCACCTCGGGGTAAAGCTGAAAAAGCTTGACCACCGTCGGCCGGTCAGGTTTGGGGGCGACTGAGCCGAGCTTGATCAGATCGATGCGCTTTGCCAACTCGCGGGCGCCGTTTTCGTAACCGAGCAGTTCCTTGATGGCACCGGCCACCTCTTTCGCCGCACCGGCGCAAAGAGCTGCGATGACCCCCTCCGCATTTCTGGCGCGAAAAGCGGACTCCTGCACAACCGCCAGCTCTTCGCCGTTCAGCGCCCGCAACGACCAGACCGGGTTATCAATCGACTTGCCATCGCTATCCTGAAACCATGCCGCCAATTCGGGCACCGGCTCATCGTGACTGGCCGGGTTCCATTTTTCGCGGTTAAATTTTGTCGCGTTGAATTCCATTGGATATCCTTAAAAACAGGGCGGCCACGGGGGGCCGCCCCTACGGGTTTTAAATCAGCCGGCGAACTCCGCCGACTCGTTTTCGGCGCTGATCGTTACTGCCGCCTGGATCTGGTCGCCGACGGGGAAGGTGCGCTTGAGGCCGATCGTCCCCTGCGAGAGGATGTACGGGGCGGTGTCTTTGTCGGGGAAAAACTTCACCGTCAGCACCTCATTTTTGTCGGCGACCAGGGCATCCATGACGCCATCCTCGAGCAGGGCGGTAAAGCCTCCCTGGCCGAGGCTGCTGGAGGTGCTGCCGATGGTGCCGCGCATGTACTGCTTCGAGGCCACCGAGTGGCTGAGCTCGCAGGGGGTAAAATCTAGGGCCTTGGAAATTTCGGCGAAGGTCGGCGTGTAATATTGCGCATAGACCTTTTTCGTGATCGGGCCGGTGTGCGCCAGCGGCTGGGCGCTGGCCAGCTCGACGAAGGAGTTCGTTTTCGCCGCCACGTCGGCGGCGTTGCCTTCGCCGAGGTTATTGACGCCCCAGACCGGGTAGTCGTAGCGCTCGGCGTGCTGGCCGACGATCTGGAAGATCTCGCCGGCGGCGATGACGGCCGAAGCGAAGGCGGTGGTGCGCACCTGGCCGATCTCGACCGAATCGACGGGGATCAGCGGCGGCCCGCCGGCAGCGGCGCGCGTCTCGGAAAAGGCGGTGCCCTCGGTACCGGTGACCACGGCAACGGCGCCGGCCGAGGTCATGGTGATCGAGTTGATCATATGCGTCTCGGGAGTGGTGGCGCGGACGATCGTCGCCGTGCCAGCGGCAACCGATTGCAGCACGCCGATGGCGTAGGCGGTGAAGGCGGCGACGGTGACCTTGTCGGCGTCGGCATGGACGCTGAGCACGTTGCGGCCGGTGACCATGCCGTTCGGGCGGATGACCGGGGCGCGGCCGCTCTTGCCGCTGAAGATGTCGTCGGCGGGGGTGTAGGTTTTGTGATCGCCGCTGTCGGTGAGGGCGACATAGGGCACCAGGACGGCGCCCTGCTCGAGGTAGATACTGCCGTTTTCTGCGTTCATGATTTACTCCTTGCTCTCCGTCGTCACGACGGTGAAGAGTTGCGGCCCTGCCTCCCGGCGGTCCTTTTGTTTATGTCGTGGTCAAAATTCCCACAATCCTGTTTCGTATTTGATGACCAGATCGACCGACACCATGCAGACGGTCACCGCCTCGGTCTGTTTGCCTTCGTCGATGCTGTTGATCTCAGTGGTCAGGGCCAGCGCCGGCGAGCCCCAGGTCTTATTGGCACCGACGCAGATGAGCACGTCGGCGAGGATCGAGGCGGCTTGCTCCATCGTTTTCGCCATGGCGGTGGCGGCGAGGGTCAGCCGGTGTTCGCGCACCCGGCCGGCGCTGACCGTCACCGGCGAGGTTAGCGGATCGAGCAGCAGCACCGGCAACTCGGCCGGCTGCACGGCATCGGTGCGCCGCAGGTACACGCGGCCGGCAAGGTTGTTGCTGTAGGTGGCACCGCCGGTGATCGCTTTGAGGGCGGTGTCGACGGCGGCAATTATCAGTTCGCGCTTGGTGCTCATTGCGTTACCTCATACAAGCGTTTCTCTGCCCCGCCGCGCTGGATACGCACACCGCTGGCACCGGCCGCGCCTGGTTCGACCAGCAGCATCCGCGAGCCGCGCAGATGCGGTCCGGTGCCGGCGGCGGAAAGGTTGAATGAGCGACTTCCCAGGTAGACGGTTGCTGCCGGCGCGTCCAGATACGCCTCAATATCGGCTACCAATGCCGTGGCCATTGTCGTATGCCCGGCGAGCGATGGATGTCCGCCATCCGGGCTACGGGCGATTTCCGGCCAAAGGCGGGTATCGACAAGGAAGGCGGTGACGGCGGCGGTTACGACATCTTTGACCGACTGCACCTTGTCGTTGGCATAACCGACGATTGGGGTGAGGCAAAATATTGTGATGCCGGGGTGGTCGGTGCGGATCATGCCGAGAAGGGTGGCGTAGTCCGACTCAAAAGCCGTGTCATCCAGGCCAATATCGTTGGCGGCGTGGGCGATCAGCGCATAGTCAAAAGCCGGGTCGGCGGCGGCAACTCCGGTTTTTTTGTATGGATATTGCGCCAGCGCATCGGGGACAAGGCTTCCCCATGCTTTCAGTATCCCCGTACCGCCAAAGCAGAGCGTCCAGATTTCCAACCCAAGTGCTGCGCCCGCTTGTTGGTGGTAAACCTGCCGGCCGTCGTGCAGGTTCTGGACGGTGCCAACATCCAGCAGGCGGAGACCTTCGCTGATCGAGTCACCGAGCACCAGCATTTTTGGCAGGCCAGTCGGCCACGGCTGCACGTTGCTAGCGGTGATATCGGTCACGGTGCAACCTGTCCAGCCAGCCCAGCGGTCGTTGGTGTAGTCAACCGACTCCACCCATAGTTCAGCGGTGTGCGAACCAGCGGCCACCGTGACATTGATTGTCCCTGGCGCCTGCCGGCCGAGCAGCCCCTCGTCTATGAAAAGATTGACGGCCAGACCGCCGGAACAGGTGACAGCGCATGCCGTGCCGGTAAATTGCCAACGCAGGCGATAGCCGGTCGTTGGGGTATACAGCCCGCCGTTATCTTCTACCCAGCGCCCGATGCGGGTCAGATCAAGAGAGGCGGGGTTCATGCTGTCTGACTCCCGTCCCAACTGCTATAGCCGGTCTCAAGTGGGACCGTGAATGCAGTTGCGCCGAAGTTCACCGTTCCGTTAGACGTTCTGTAGAGTGCCAAGGAAAACCAGATGGCGGCGCTGCCCGACAAAACCGCCGTGTCGGCGTCCAGCCCGTGTGCGGCTGTTTTTACCCGCATCGTGCGGGTGTCTGCATCAATTAGCAGCTGCACTTTGGTCCCGGGCGCTACCGCTGGCCAAACTGCCGAATTGACCCCGTTGACCCATTTGAGACCGGTAGACGCTCCGGGTGTTGCGGCGTTGTGCCAGCCGACGGAGACACCGCCATCCACGGCGTCACCCGGGAAACCGTCGCTGTCGGTCAAGCGGGTTGCGTCGACAAAACCGGCGATGAAGTCGGCAACATCAGTAGCGGAGTTCAGCACTGCCTCTACCGCCCATTTTCCGGTTGTCTTGCCGGTGGTGCTGAAACAGCGCGTCCATGCAGCCGTGGCAGTGACGGCCGTCAAGTTGCCGCCACTGAGAGTTAGCGCAGCGTTCTTTGTTGCCGGATCGAGCGTGATGACCTCAGCGGCGGGGATTGAGACCTCGCAAACAGCAGAAATCGCCGCGCCGATGTTGCCGGTAATGTCTTTTGCCCGAGCGTGGAGGGTGACGCTTTGTGTCTGGCCGGCGGCTAGGCCGCTGGCGAAACCGGCGGCTAGCCAGGCGGCGGCGCTTTGCCATGTTGCCCCAGCAAAGGCCGGGTCCATGCTGACCTGATAGGCGCTTGGCGTACCGGATGCCGACAGTGCGGAGATGGCTATGTTCGCATCGGCGCTGGTCGCTTCAACAACAAAGCCAGTCATGACCGGTGCGGTTACGTCCGCCGCGACATCCAGAAGAAATCCAAGACCGTCATAAAGCTGTGTGGCATCGGCGACGGCGGCGATAGTCGGTTTGATGGTGATCGTTACTACTGATCCCCCCACCCAGCCGACGACGGGCGGCGCCAGCGTCCAGACGGCATTGGCCCCGGATACGCTCGGTGCGTAGGAGATGCCATCGGTCGCCTCAAGGGTGCCGCTGCCGTTGCCGACACAAGTGACGCCGGAAACGGCCTCGGTGAACGTCACCTCGATGCTGCCATCGACCGCCAGCGTGGCTGTAGCCGGGGCGGTGATCGCGGCGAAGACGCGCACGTCGTACATCTCGGTTTCTGAGGCGCCGACCGGGGCGGCCGGGTAGACGATAATATTGCCCGGGATCAGGCGCGACAGATCGGCGTGATATTCGTCATTGGCCAGCAGATCGACCGGGCGGGACGTGGGCAGGCGAATGTGCCAGTGGTTGGCGCCGCCGGCGGCAGCAACCGTGCAGGGGTTGGCTAGTGCGGCCCCGGTGCTGGTGCGCAGACCGGCTAGGCGGTGGGCGCCGGCAACGAGGCGCACTTCGAGGGTGTCGGTGCTCTCTAGGGCAATGCCAGCACCGGCCGGACCCTGTGTGTTCTGGCGGATAATGCGCGCCGGCAGGCGGTCGCGGATGATACGCTCGGTCATGGCGTTATTACCTTACTGGTGCGCAGTTTTCCGGCGTACCACTGTTCGGGCTCGCCGAGACTGTCGGTGACCTTCACGTCGAAATAGGCGACGTATGTACTCCCCTCGATGGCCGTTGCCCCGGCGACAATGACGGTGGCATCGGCGGCGGAGATCTTGCCGTTAATTACGCCGTTCGGCAGATCGCTGCCGGAAAAGTCGATGTCGGCCAGCTTGGTCGATGTCTCGTCAACCGCGACCCGCACATGCCCGGTGACCGTGTAGCCGGTAAAATCCATCGGCGTGCTGTCGGGGTTGTCATGCCCATCGTCGATGAGCGGCAACCGGCGGCCGGAGTAGATGACGCGGTTGAGGATGATGGGGAAATCGGTGTCGTACATGGGTTAGCCTCGCTATTTCGTCCGCGCTTTGTCCCAGCGCTTTTCAAGGGTGCGCAGCGTCCCCATGCCGAGCATGGCTAAAACCAGTTCCATGAGGTCGGCCCCGTCGACCGGATACGGCACCAGCGCCTGCATGCCCCAGCACGCCTTGATCCAGAAGATCGCCGCCAGGGTGTATTTCGGGAGGTAATAGGCCGCCAGAGCCGCCGAGAGCACCCAGCCGATCATCGGCCGCCAGCCGCTGACGAAGATCGACGGGTTTTGCGCTTCGAGTTTGTTGACTTCGACCTGCGCCAAAGCGAGATCCTGCTCGCGCTGATCGAGGCGGTCGGCGATTTCGGCCAGTTTGAGTTTGGCGTCTTCGCTCATCACGGTGTCGCCGGTGATCGCCGCGCGCAGATCCTTCGCCAGACCGCCGAGGGCCGAGCCGGCCGCCTTCACGACCTCGCCGACGGCGGCGCCGCCGGCTTCTCCGATTAATTTCGACAGGCTCATGGGCGCTCTCCGGTAAACATCATCGGCGTTTTGCCTTTCGTAGGGGCGACCGGCCGGTCGCCCTGGGGTTGACTCGGATGCCGTTACTAGGGCGACCGGCCGGTCGCCCCTACGGACGTTCCTCTTTGGCCAGGGCGAGCAGCAGGCCGGTTTTCGGGAACTGGCGACCGGGGCAGGTCTTTTGCGAGTAGTCGCAGTGATAAACGATGCCGCGCAGCGGGATAGCATATTGCCGCATGAGCGAGGCGCAGAGCGATTCGAGGACGCCGAGCAGTTCGGCGTCGGGCGGCGCCAGATCGTAGTTGCCGACGAGGCAGACGCCGAGGTGCGTGGCGTTGAGCGCCGGGCAGTGCGCGCCCTGAAACTTGACCGGCCGGCCCTCGATGATCTGCACCTTGCCAGCGACGCGCTCGACGAGATAGTGATAGCCGATGTCGTCCCAGCCGTTGGTTTCGATGTGATACTTGCGGATAGCAGAACCGTCGACGGTCTTGCCGTCTTTGGTCAGGCTGTGATGGATACAGAGGCCGATCGGGGCAGAGGTAAAGGTTTTCATCAGTCAATCCCCCAGATCGCCATGCCGCCGTTGCGGAACACCGTGGTTGACTTCGTGAGCACCGAGCAATTTGTTGAATTTTTCTTTAAGCAAATTCAACTCGGAAAAGAGCAGATTCTGGTTTTTGTCGACCTTATTTAGCGTGCGCATCGAAAAAAAGGCGACGATGCCCAGCAATATCTCGACGATGTGCGCTCCGGTAATCATCTATCCCTCCGTCAGAATCAATACAGTCAAACCCTGCCCGTCCGGCTCGGCGCCGGTGATCGTGTAGTCTTTGCCGTCGAGCCCGCGGGTGAGCGCCGTGCCGTGGCTGGCGAGGTCGGTCACGTCGGTGCTTTGCACGGTCAGGCGCGGCGCATAACTTTCGATGCCGACGCCCATGACCAGCCGCTCGGTCGGGCCGTCGTAGACGCCGCTGAGCGGCTTGCCGCCGGGCGTGCCGTCGTCGATGATCCAGGGCTCTGGATCGGCGAACGTGGCGATGACGGCGGTGTTGGCGGCGGCGCTCATCGAAGCGAAACTCATTTATTTTTTCTTCCGGCCGAAAAGTCCCCATGTCTTTTCTTCAGGGGGGGGGGGTTGGCTTGCCGCCGCCGCCGTTTGCGCATCGTCTTCCGAAACAGCTGGCACCGGCGTGATCTGCTGCAGCAGCGCCTTGTTGACCGCGCCGTCGTAGCCGAACGCTTCGCCGCACTTGAACGACACCGACTGGCCGTGGCGGATCTGATACAGTCCGCTGCCGAGATCGTCGAGCGACTGCAGTCGCGGTGCGGCCTGCTCTGTGCTCAGGTCGAGGATGCCGGCAAACAGGGTGACCGGCTGATGGATGACTTTATAGCGCTGCATGATGCCTCCCTTGCTGAGAACCGGATTGCTTGCGAAGTGACCGGAGCGCGGGCTCCGGTCACCGGTGCAAACCATCCGGATCAGGTGAAGGTGGTCAGGCAGGCGTGCTGCCAGTAGCCGAAACCGACGTTGCGGATCGCCTTGATGCCGTAGAGGTGGCGGTCGTTTTTGAACTCTTCCTCGGAGCCCTCGGCCAGGGCGGTGACTTCGAGCTCAACCTCTTCTTGCAGGATGAACGGCTTGACGTTGCCGTCGGCGCGGAAGGTGGCAAACTTCTCCGTCCAGGTCAGACGCGGATTGACCACCAACTGGAAATTGAAACCGCCCAGGTTGGTGATGGTGTTTGTGCGGCTGCCCGAGGCATCGACGATGACCGGGTTTTTCAGGGCGGCGGCGGCGGGGGCCATGAAGGGGGTCGGCACCATGACGGTGAAGTCCATGGCGTTTTCGTTCATCGGCTCGCCCTGGTCATCTTTAAAGCCGATGATCTGCGAAACCGACTGCAGCACCGCCGTCTCAAACTCGGCAGCGGTCGGCGCCGTGGTCGTGCCGATATTCAAGGTGATATCGTTGTCCTGCGTGCCGCTGTCGCCTTCGCTGTGGTCGGTGTCGAAGAAATACTGGCCGTCGTAGCAGAGTCCCGCCTCGCCGGCGATGATCAGCGCCGACAGCAGCTTGACCCAATGGGCGTTGGCGCGGTCCGCCATTTCGTTGACGCGGATCATCACCTGCCCGGTCTTGTCGCGGCGGATCTCGTCGAGCAGCACCTCCAGGGTGGCCTCGAACTTCTTGTTGGTGATGGTGATGCCGTTTTCGCGCATCGCTTTAGCCAGACGGCCGCCGATCCACTCGCGCATGGCCGGCGAGGAGCCGAGCCAGGCGTAGGTTTCGCTTGCCTGGTCCGACTTGAACGGCCCCATGGCGATGCGGGGCAGATACTCGTTGCCGACCTTCTGCGCCAAGCGGTCGAAAAAGCTGCCGATAATGGCTCGGCTGGAAAGACTGGATGCACCCATGACGTGTTTCTCCTTTGCAAAAATGGGTAGGGGCGCTGCGAACCGCGCCCGGTTTATTGGTTATTAGGCCTCGGCGGCCCAGATGCCCTTGAGGCCGTTGACGACGTAGCCGTCGGCGTGGCCGGCGGTCAGCGTCACGTAATCGCCGCGGCGGGCGGTGGCCAGCGTGTTGATCAGGTCCTTGTTGTCGACGCCGCCCAGGTTCGGCCCCATGATCTTGTCGGCGGCGGCCGGATCGGCGCTGATCTGGGCGGTGCCGAAGGGGGCCATGCAGACCAGGGTGACATCGGACAGGGCGGTGGCGGTGACCGGCAGGGTGACGACGGTGGTCACGGTGCAGAAGATGAGCTTGCCGGTGTCCTGCGCGTCGAGGGTCAGGGTGGCGGCGGCGAGGGTCTCGCGAACGCGGCCGCCGTACGGGTCGGCGTAGTTGTCGCCGTCGTATTCGACGATGACCACCCCGGAGCTGACGAAGCGCCGCACGAAACCGATGAAGACGGCGGCGGTCGGAAGAAAGACGAAGGTATTGTCGTCGGTGGCGTAGACCGGCTGGCCAACGTCGGTGATCACCGCGCCGGAGACGGCGAGCTGCGCCGTGCCTTTTTTCTTCACCCGCACATTGACGGCGGCGGCGAGGCCGGCGGCGTTGTCGGCTTTGCGCTCGGCAAAACCGATGAACTTGTCGGCGGCGGTGAGCGGCCGGGCGTGGCCGGTGCCGTCAACGGCACCGACGGCGGCGCCTTCGTAGATGATGTCGGAGGCGATCATCGGCACTTCGTTGATGCTGCCGAGCTCTTCGGCCCGAGGGGTATTGACTGCGAGCGTCGTCATGTTGCTGTTCCTTTCGTCAAAAGAGGGAAGTCCGGCGCCACGGCCGGAGGTTTACTTTTTCAGTACGCGGGCGCGCCCGCTTTCTGCGTGGGTCCGATAGGCGAGGTACGCCCCGAACTTGCCGCCGAACTCGGCGCGCAGATCGGCGTCTTTGTCCCATTCGGCCTGGGCGCGCTCCTCAATCGGCGCGTTGGGATCGATGCCGGCACCGGGCGTGACATCGGCACCGGGCGTGACATCGGCGGCGGGGACGACCGGCGGCGCGTCGCCTTCGAGCGCGGCCAGATGCGCCGTGCGCACGCCCTTCTCGGCGGCGATGACGGCGGCGGCGGCCTGCTCGCCGGTGGTCTGACCGTCGAATTTGAGCGCGGCGATCAGCGCCTCATGGCCGGGGATGAGCTGGGCTTCGACCGCCTGGATGCGGGCGCCTTCGGCGCTGGCGGCGGCTTTGTGCGGATTTTTCATGCACGAGGCGCATTCACCGCCTTCGCACGACTTGCAGGCGCACGTTCCGCACATCGGCCCGGCGGGCATCGCGCCGTCCGCGGCGAGAACATATCCCTCGCGGGCGCCGGCCTGGATCTGCGCGAACAGATCGGGGCTTGCGGACTGGAATTCCTGAATGGTCATAGCTGTGGCTCCTTTGTTGGCCCTGGCAACACCGGCCGGGCTCTTCTGTTGGTTGATTTTGGCGATCAGGGCTTCGAGGGTGGAAACACCGTCCACCAGCCCGGCGTCGATGCCTTGGCTCCCGATAAACATGCGGCCGTCGGCGATCCTGGCTTGCACCATGGCCGGGTCCATTCCGCGATTTGCGGCGATATCATTGACCATCGCCACATGCACCGCCTGGATCTGGCTTTCGATGTAAGTGCGGCCCTCCGCCGTCAGCGGCGAAAAGCGGCTGTCGATGCGCTTCATCGGTCCGGAGGTGATTTCGTTGGTCTTTCTGCCGGCCATTCTTTCGGCTTCGCTGATATCGACGTGGCTGGTCACAACACTGACCGAGCCGACCATCGCCACCTCGCTGCTGATGTAGGTGCCGTCAGTGGCTGAAAACAGCCAGACACCGGCGCTGGCAAGCATATTTTCGGTCCAGGTGTACATCGGTTTTTGACCGCGAACACTGCGCAGGTAGGCGGCTGTCTCGGAAACGCCGGAAACCACACCGCCCGGCGTGCCGACAATAAAGATCAGCCCGCGCACCTGCGGATCGGCCATCGCCTGCCCGACGTCGCGCTTGAGCAGGTCGAGAGAGATGCCGCCGGAAACCTGTGTAAAAAGATTGGCGCGCTGCATGATCGGGCCGTCGAGATCAAACAGGGCGACGCCATCGACAAGCTGATAGCCCTGCGGTTCTTTTTTAAGCGGCCGGCCGAGACGCTCTTCGATGGCGGCAACGTCGATCTTGTCGCCGCGCATGTGCGTTTTGTAGATCGCCTGTATTTCAGTGAGCATGTCGGGCGTGATTGCCCACATGCCATTGACGATATCGATCAGCTTCATTCTTCGTCCTCCGGGTCTGGCATTACAGGTGTGGCCGGCGCGGCTTCTTCCATCTCCAGGCCATCGGCTAGGCGCATGCGCCGCTCTTTGGCGCGCTGGGTGTGCTTGCGCTCCCAATCGCCGCCGGTGAGGGCGGCGGTTTCTTCGGCCAGGGTCGAGACGCCTTCTTTGATACGCAGACTGGCGGCCTTGATCGCTTTGGTTTCGTCGATCTGCCCCGGCGCATCGCCGGTCCAGTCGCAGCCGAGATAGGCCATGCGGATGAGCGGGTCGGCAAAGAAGCCGGGGGCGGCCAAGCGGCCGCGGGCGATCGCTTCGGTGATAACTTCGTCCCAAATCGGCTGGCAGTATTCGTCGGCCAGCCAGCAGCGCGAACGCATGAAAAAGCGCCAGGCTTCGAGCAGGGCGGCGCGGGCGGCCGAGTAGCTGGCGGTGAAATGCTTGAGTAGGATTTCTTTCGGTAACTCCAAGGCAACGCCGATCTGTTCGGCCATCGCCTGCAAGAACGCCTCGGCGTGGGTGTTCGGTCGTTTCGGGTCGGCAAATAAAACCTCTTCGTCATGCCGCAGGCCGAGCACGTTGCCGGAACCGAGCTTGATGTCGCGGGTATCCGGCGCAGTCGGTGCAGTGGTTGTCCCGCCGGGCGGCTGCATGTTGAGCTGCGGGTTGCCGGTGGCGGTCTTGACGAAGACAGTGAAAAGCGAGGCGACGGTGGCGGCGTGGATCTCATTTTCGGTGTAGGTAGCAAATTGCTTGAGCAGCTCGATCACCGGCGCCAGATCGGGGACGCCGCGCGTCTGGCCGGGGCGCAATTTGCGGTAGATGTGCAGGATCTGCCGGCGGCCGGCGCGGTTGTAAACGGGGATCGGCGCGAGCCATTCGCGCTTGCCGCCCGGGCGCAGGTTGCCGGGATGGTGCTTGGCGACGTGGATCTGTGCCGGGGCGCCATCGGCGTCTTTTTCGATGCCGGCGGTCAGGGTGACGGTGTCGGCGGCGTTGCTCGGGTTGCAGACACGATCGGCCTCGATGAAATTCAGGCGCAGGGTGTACGGGTTGCCGGGGCGGGCTTTACGCGGCAGGTTGACGAAGATGTCGCCCGCCGACAGCACCGAGCGGAAGACCAGATCCTGCGACTGCAGAAAGTTGTGGCCGTGCTCGATGTCGAAATCCTTGCCGCTGGTGGCCAGCTTGAATTCGCGCTCGGCGGCGCGCTCCCAGGCGTCGGCTTCTTCGGTGCTGAGGCCGGTGAGGATTTCGCGGTCGATGCTGGCGCGCGGCTTGAGGCCGGTGCCGACGACCGAGGTCACCTTGGTGGCGATGGCGCCGGCGGCGATTGGGGCGTTGCGCTCGAGATCGCGGGAGCGGGCGCGCAGGGTGGCGAGATCGGGGATGATGACGGCATCGGCATCGCCGTTGCCGGCCTGCCAGGAGGATGTTTGCCGGCGGTCTTTGCGCCCGCCGGTATAGCCGCCGGCGATGGCGAGCATCATGCGAGCGCGATAGCGCTCAGCGGCCAGAGTGGGGTTGACGTAGCCGATGAAGCGGTCGAGAAGATTTTGCCGGACCTCGGGGAGCTTCATTCGAAAATGACCCCCACGGCTTCAATGCCGGTGCGGCCGCTGGCATTCGGCGCCAGCCGCTGGCACCAGCCGTTCCAGTAGTCGATATTTTTACGGATGACGTCGGCGTCGGCGAGGGTGAACTCCCGATCACCGGCGCTGGAGCGGTGCTTGATCGACTGCCCGCCGCCGACCGCTTCGTCGACGCTGATCCAGTAAGCGAGTTTTGCTTCGGCAATAGCGAGGGTGATGCCGGCCATGCGGCCTCCCGGTAATTAGAAAACGAGTCGGTTTTCTAGCGTTGCCGGGATTCTAGGGGAGAAAAAGCGAAGGCGGGGAGTGAGGCTTTGCTGGACTTTGCACGAAATGTTGTGGTATGTGAAAATTATTGTCTAGGTGTGGTGGTTTTTGGCTGGCAGAAAGCAGCAGGGCCGGCGAATTGCCGGCCCTGGATGACGGGGTGTTATGTGGTGGCGGGATTCGAACCCCTACCGGACTCCTCTCGGCTGCGCGTGTCGCCTGTCCGTTTGCCATTTCTGACTTGCAGCGTGTCTCCTGAGCCTCCGCACTGGCCCAACGCCTCACCACATAACGGCGGCTTTCTTGTTATTTAAAACCAAGATTTTCTTTTACTGCTTTGCAAAAATCAGAAAAGGCAAGAGACGCCTCAGTAAGTGCGCGGGCGAGTGTTCCTTGTGTTTTTTGAAGTATGTCTGCGTTAGAAACTGAATCCGGAAAAGAGAAGCTTTTTCGCAGCGCATCGGCAAGCTTTTGCTTATCAAGCATAAATACCTCCTAGAAAATTTCGTTTTTACCATAAAATCATTAATTGCGATACTACCCTCCAGCCCGGTGTTGCAGCGACCGCTGCACGCAGCGCAGGCGGTATTGTTCGACCGACCAGGCGGTCACGCGCGTCCCGGCGCGGCCAGGCGTGTCGTTGGCTTCTTCGAGTTGGGCCTCTTCGATCAACTTAAACACCTTGCGCACCGAGCAGCCGAGGAGCGCCGCCGCCTTGACCGGCGATAGCAGGGTATTGCGCAGGACGAATTCGCCGTGGATGCGCTTGATTTCTTCGTGGCTGATCGTCTCGGTCATCGCTGAACTCCTTCGCTGTAAACGCGGCGTGGCGGCGGGGTGTTGGTGGCGGCGTCCGCCGGCCGCTGCCAGAATTTGACCTGGGCGATCTCGACGAGCGCCAGCTCCATGTAACTGCAATCCCAAAAATGATTCGGGCGCTTTTTCGGGTTGACCCAGAAACCATGCTCGTCGCGCCCCTCGCTGCACATCTGCCGGGCGAAATCGACATCGATATCTTTGTGCAGGTGCCAGGCGCCGGGGTCGGTCGGGTTGACGAGAAGCTTGGCCGCCAGGCGGTCTTTGTAGTGCTTGCTGTTGAGGGTGTAGAGCTGCACGGCGCCGGGGAGCGGTTTGTTGGTGCCGGGAAGGCGGTCGAGCTGGGTCATGCGGTGCGGCGCGGTCATCGACTTCATGCCTTTGAAGAGCAGCATGCCGGGGTTGGCGCAGGCGAAGAGGTACGCCTCGGCGGTGCGCGACAGGTCGGCGTATTCTTCGGACTCGCCGCCGCCGGAGTCCATGCCGCGCAGGGTGACGATGTGCTTGTTGCCGGCGACATCTTGGAATTCGGATTCATAGAAAAGCTTGCGCAGCGACTCCCACGAATCGAGAAAGCCGGTTTTCAGCGTCCAGTTTTCGAGTTCGAGGCCGAAGCCCCAGGCGGTGATCTTGAACCAGAAGCCGCGCTTTTGCATGTCGGCGACGGCGGTGATGCAGCTGATCGGCACCGACGGCACCAGCCCCTCGGGGCGGTCGTCGCGCAGCAGCAGGATGGCATCCTCTTTGCGCTCGGCGAAATCCTCTTTGTGATCGATGCACTGATAACCGTGCGCATAATCGCGCCGGGCCGACAAATCGCCGCCCTTGGCGAGCAGATATTTCTCGGCGATCTCCGCCAGCGGCACCATGGCGATCGGCAGCGCCGGCCAGTGAAAGCCGACCGTAGACGGCCGCGCGACATCGGCGCCCTTGATGCAGAGGTCGCGGCCGTTTTTGTACGCCATCTGGCGGTCCGATTCGGTCCATTCGACGCCGCAAATATTGCAGGCGTAGAAAACCGGCGCTTCACCGCTTTTGATTTCGTCTGCAGTCGCCTTGTCCGGGATGATCAGGTGCTCGTCATCCATCAGGATATATTCGCCGCAGTGCGGACATTGCGGGCCCCATGTCCAGATCTGCCGGCAACGCAGCATTCCCTCGTAAATAAACCGCCCGGCCGGCGTCGAGCCGAACATGAATTTAGCGCTCTTCGAATCACGGCCGCGCTTGTAAAGCAGTTTGATCGGGTCGGCTTCCGGGCCGGTGATCGGCGGGAACTTATCGACCTCATTGCCGAAATTGTGCAGGCCAAAAAAGTTTGCCATCGTGCGGGCGCTGTTGGCACTGGCCGGGAACAGGTAAATGCCGTGGTTGAAGGCAATCAGCGTTTTGCCGGTATCGTCGGCGCGGTCGGAAAGGTATTTCCGCATTTCCTGCGATTCTCGATACATCGGGATAATTTTTGTTTTTAGGTTTTTCCCGGCGTCTTCTTCGCCGGGCTCAAGCCAGAAAATATTGCCCGGCTTGTGGCGCACGCTCCACAGTTGGCAATTAAGCATAACGTTGGTTTTTGCCGCCCGCTCAACGCCGCAAATCCACTCTTCACGCAACCACGGCAGGCCGTAGGTGTCCATGGCCTTGACCGTGTGCGGCACCAGATCGTTGCGCCACGGCCCAGGCTCGGCATCGACCCCCGTCACCCAGCGATATTTTTCCGCCGCCTCGGAAACTTTGATCATCATCGGCGAGCGCAGCCGCAGACGCACGGCTTTCGGGATCTCGACTTCGACGACGCGGCCGGTCAGCGCAGCGGACAGGCGCGGCGGCAGCCAGTCTGGGACGGGCAGGCGGCGGGTGAGGGTTGCGGCGAGGGCGGTTTGCATTATTCCTCTTCCACAGCTAACAGTTTTTTACCCGATGTCGTCAGCCAGCCAGTCCGGAGAGAAACACCGCACTCGATAAAACCTCGATCCTGTGCGCGCTCCGTGGCTCGATAACACACCTTTTCTGGCTGCCCTGTAATGCGCGCAAGAATTTCATATGGGAAGCTTTCGCGGTTTTCCCCGTATTCGGCGTAGGCTTCGCAGACCTGCTTGTCAGATATGTCCTTCATCGCCATGATCAGCCATCCTCCTCGCTTTCAAACATCACCTCAACCCGCCCCGCCCCGGCCAGTTCGTTGAACGCCCTGGCGAAGATTTCTGACTCGATTCCTTCGCAGACTTCCGCCGCCCGGCCGGGATCGCCGCCGGCCAGGTGGAGGATAGCGGCGGCGGAGCGGTGCGCGTGGTGGCGCAGGCTGTCGCGCAGCAGGCCGACGATGCCGGCCATCTGGGCGAAGGCGTCGTCTTTCAATATCCAGCGCGCATCCTCGGCGCGCTTCTCGCGCTCCAACTTGTCGACCTTCAGCTCGCGCTCGCGCAATTCCAGATTGTCGAGCTTCTGCTGCCGATCGGCCAGCCCCATATCCCGGCTCGGCCCGGCGGGGCCGGTCTTGTGCTCGGCTTTGATGTAGGCGAGAAGATCGGCGAGCTTGATTGTCTTGTCCGGCTGCACCAGGGCGAGTTTCTCGCAATCCTCATAAAATTTCGTCTGCCCGACGGCGATGCTCTCCGCTTTAAGCCAGCGGTGAGCGGCGACGCGGTTTTTGAAATTGTCGGGCGCGCGGTTGGTCATCAGGCCACCAGATCGAGAGGGGAGCGCACCCCGGCGCCGTGCTGGGCGACGTGGGTGTAAATCTGTGTCGTGCGCACATCGGCGTGGCCGAGCAGCTCTTGCACGGTGCGGATATCGGAGCCGGCTTCGATAAGGTGCGTGGCGAACGAATGGCGGAAGGTGTGGCAGCCGGCGGGCTTGGCGATGCCGGCGCGGCGGATCGCCGCCTTGACCGCTTTTTGCAGCGCGGACGGGTGCAGGTGATGCCGGCGCAGCGCTCCCGGCTGGCCGTCCCGCGTCCAGGCGGTGGGGGCCGAAGCGGGGAAAACGTATTGCCAGCCCCACTGCAACGGCGCCTGCGGGTATTTGCGCACCAGCGCCTCATCCAGACTGGCGCCGATGCCGGCCTTGAAGTCGGCGGCATGCAGGCGGCGGATCTTGTCCAGGTGCTGCTGCAGGGCGAATACGAGAGAGGCTGGCAGACAGGTGACGCGGTCTTTGTCGCCTTTGCCGCAGCGGACGGTGACGGTGCGGCGGTCGAAGTCGAGATCCTTGACGCGCAATTTGAGAACTTCGGAGAGGCGCAGGCCGGCGCCGTACAGCAGCGACGCCATCAGCCAGGGATCGTCTTTGAGCTGATCGAGAACGCGGGTGACCTCCTGCCGGGTGAAAACGGCGGGCAGACGCTTGCTGCGCTTGGCGCGAATGGCGTCGATATCGCCGAGCGGCTGGCGCAACACCTCGCCGTACAGGAAAACGAGCGCATTCATCGCCTGATTCTGCGTGCTGGCGCTGACCCGCTTCTGCACGGCGAGCCACGAAAGGAAGGCAGTCACCTCGGCGGTGCCGGTCTCAGCGGTGCCGGCCTTGATCCGGTCAACGTGAAAAGCGATGTACCGGCGCGCCCAGCCGACGTAGGTCTTCTCGGTAGCGAGGCTGTAATGCTTCAGCCGTATTTTCGCGCGTAGCGTATCGATGATTTCTTGATTTTTCACGGTGTTGCCCTCCTTTCGTGGCGTGATATGCCGCCGGGATGGCGGGAGATTATTGGTTCGGCGGCTAGAAATTGATTGAGACTCCAATTCCGTTCCAAAGAGCGTCCCTCGTCAGGGTAATATTTATCCCTGCAACCCTCACGAACCAATACGGTTTTCCCTGGATGATACCCTTCTGGTTATGGTGATAATGGAAAAACCATTTCTTTAAAGGGCCGCGTTTATGGGTCAACCAAGGGGCAATGATCTCAATGTTCAACCTCATACCTACCTCGCTCGAAAAGCGCCGCCGAACCAAAATTTGAAGCGGAAGGTTCAACGGCAGTGGGTTGTTTCAGCGGCTTCCGCCTCCGCTTAAATTGGTGTTAGATTGCTTGTGGTTCTTGAATAGGTCCGGCCCACTCGCATTCCATGCGACTAACCGCAAAAAAAGCACGTTTCTCGCTTGGCCACCGATCATCGTACATAGCCAAATAAGTATGCCCAGGCCT